CATAATAGACCAATAGTGAAGAATGCTGACGGTTCTATTAGCACAGTCCGTTCTACCTCTTTTAATATTAAGGGCAAAGAAGTTTTAGTGCCAACGGTGAGCGACGACGGGCGTATTATGTCTGATGAAGATGCATATAATACGTACATCAAGACGGGCAAACACTTGGGTATGTTTGATACCCCAGAGCAGGCCACGGAATACGCTCGCAAACTACATGAAGAGCAAGATAAAGAGTACTCGGGACGGCCCAAAAATAAATCCGGCTTAGCCGGCAAACGACGGTAAGGACTGCACCGAAAAAGACAGTTCGTGGTTGGCTACTAATCCCCCTAATAAGGCTACGGTTGCCCCAACAAACGGAGAATAAACTACTATGTCGGAAGCTATGGTTATTGAGAATACCCCGAAGCGTGTCGCTTTTATGAACAAGCCTTACGCCAATGAGGATCGTATCAAACGGGACGAAGACGAACTTGCAGAACTTCTTGAAGCGCGTAAGGAGCCTGTTGTTAAGGAGGTTGTGGAAGAAGAGCCTGCCTCTGCCGAAGAGCGTACGTTTAAGAAGCGCTATGGAGACCTTCGCCGTCACACGCAGCAGAAGGAACAGGAACTTCTGAAACGTATCGAAGAGCTAGAAGCAAAAAGTGCCGCTTCTACGTCAGTGACGGTTCCTAAGTCTGACGATGAACTTGAAACGTGGATGAAGGACAATCCAGAATTGGCTAGCATCATTGAGACGTTGGCTTCTAAGAAGGCGGCGGAACAGAGTGCTACTCTCTCGTCTCGTTTTGAGGAGCTAGATCAGCGCGAACGTGATACGCTTGTAGCACGGGCTGAACAGGAATTGCTTAGTTTCCATCCAGACATTGATGAGATTAGAGATAGTGACGAGTTTCACGATTGGGCTGGCGAGCAACCTAAGTGGGTGCAAGACGCTCTGTATGAAAACGATACAGATGCTAAGGCTGCTGCCCGAGCTATTGACTTGTATAAGGCAGACCAAGCCAAGAAAAGCAAACCTAAAACTAAGAAGAGTGCAGATGCTAAAGCTGCAACTCTTGTGGGCAAGGGCAATCGTAATTCTCCTGCTGAGACTGGCGAAGGTGGCTTTAGTGAATCGCAAGTTGAGGCCATGTCCGTGGCTGAATACGAGAAGCACAAGGAAGCTATTCACGATTCCATGCGTAAAAACACTTTTGTTTACGATATTTCCGGTGGCGCACGATAATAAGTGTTGACATTCTTAAAATTGTGAGTATACCCGGAATTACACTCAGCTTAATGTATAGCCCCTTTATGGACACCTCTACATTAAGTTACTAAAACGCAACTACAATACCTTAGGACCTACCTAACCTAAAGGCCCGAGTAAAGGGGAGACGGCCATCTCCTCTCTACTTCGCACCCTGATCCGAGTTAGCCGCCCATTATGTGGTTATTGGAAGTTAGCATCTGTAACGCTACTAAGGATTACTCAAAATGGCGTTTCAATCTGCTGCGGGTAATGGCAATCTGCCTAACGGCAATTTCAGCCCCGTAATTTACAGCAAACAGGTGCAGCTTGCCTTCCGTACCAAGTCGGTCGCGCAGGACATCACCAATTCTGACTACTTCGGCGAAATTGCTAACTTTGGCGACTCTGTTAAGATCATCAAAGAGCCGGAAATCACGGTTAAGGCGTACGCTCGTGGTACGGTCATTCAGCCGCAAGACCTCGACGATGAGGATTTCACTCTTGTGGTTGACAAGGCTAACTACTTTGCGTTTGCCGTTGACGACATTGAAGCGGCGCATTCTCATGTGAACTTTGAGTCGCTTGCGTCGAATCGTGCTGCGTACAGCCTGTCGGATAACTTCGACATGGATGTTCTTGGTTACATGACGGGTTATCAGCAGTCCACGCTTGGCGCTGTTGCTGACACGGCTCGTACCACGGCTTCGGGCACCAAGGCGGTTTCGACTGCCGACAGTGACGAACTGCTGGCTAGCATGAAGCTTGACGCGTCGGACTTCACCAATACGTCGGGTACGGCGGGTTCCGCCAATTCGTCCATTGGTATTGAGCCGCGCGCCGGTGGCGCTACGGCTACGAAGTCGGCTACTGCTGGTAATGCCTTTGCTCTTACGGTTATCGCTCGTATGGATCGTCTCCTCGATCAGCAAAATGTCCCGACTGAGGGCCGTTGGCTGGTTATTGATCCGGTCTTCTGCGAAATCCTTAAGGACGAAGACAGCCGTCTCTTCAACTATGAAGGCGGCGGTGCTCGTGAACTCCGTAATGGTATGGTTCTTCCTGACCTGCACGGTTTCCGCGTCTACAAGAGCAACAACCTTCCGTCTATCGGTACTGGCCCCGCTACTACGGGTGGCACGAATGCGAGTAACTTCGGTGTTATCGCTGCCGGCCACGCTAGCTGCGTTGCTACTGCTGAGCAGATCAACAAGGTTGAATCGTTCCGCAATCCCAACAGCTTCGGCGACCTCGTTCGCGGGATGCATTTGTATGGCCGTAAAATCCTCAAGCCTGAGGGTATTGCTCGTGCCATTTACAACTTGGTGTAAGGAGAACTCATAATGGCATTGGGTGATAATACTACCTCTGTCTCTCATGGCGCTAATGCTAATGGTCGTCAGCCTTACTACATTCAGCACGAACTGGATTTCGCTACTGCTGTTACGGATAAGGGCACGGCTCTGGCTGCTTCGGATGTTATTCCGGTCCTTACCATTCCGGCTAACACGGTGATCCTTAGTGCTGGCTTTGAAGTTACGGGCGCTCATACGGGTACGTCCACCGACTGCGCGTTGGACTTCGGTCTGACTGGCGGGGATGTTGACGCCTTCGTTGACGGCTTTGACTTCGATGCTGCGTCTGTTGGTGACTACTCTCAGCCGGCTGCTGGTACTCCGGTGGTTGTTGGTGGGACGGCTGACACCATCGACGTGCTGATTGCCGCTCAGACGGGCACTACGCTCACTGGCAAACTTCGCTGCTGGGCTGTCTGTATGGACATTGACGACGTTGGTGACGTTACTGCTAATGAAGTTGATCGAGATCGCCTCGCTTAACTTTACCGCGCTAATCGTTAACTACAAGGGTTTGGGGGCTCTCTTCGGAGGGTCCCCTTACTCTGTTTCTGATTATAGGGCCCATTAATATGACTTACAATTTTCTAGAGCTGGTAAATCAAGTTAATAGGCCTTTGAACGAAGTGGAACTCAATTCCACTAATTTTGCTACTGCTATTGGCTTTTACGCCCATGCTAAGGATGCAGTAAATCAGGCCATTCGTGACATTAACCAATCCGTGTTTACGTGGCCTTGGAATCATACTACGCAAGATGACACTCTGGTTGTTGGAACTTCTAGATACAATCTTCAGTCTGACTACAAATATGTGGATCGTTACAGTTTTCGCATTCAGCAAGATGACACTATTGGCAATAACACCCAGCGTCTAACATACATTGAATACCATGAGTACCTGAACAACTTTATAGATCAAGAGTATGAAACGGATACTAGCATCCGGGCTATTCCACAATACGTCACGCTTACTCCGTCTGAGGAATACATTGTCTCCCCAGTCCCTGACGCCGCGTACACGCTAACGTATGAGTACTACAGCAGCCCTGCATCACTTTCCGCGTACAACGATGTGCCTGTTATTCCTGAAAAATTCAGTCATGTAATTTACGCTAAGGCTATGTACTACGCTTATATTTTTCGTAGCAACAAAGAGTCTGCTGATATGATGAAAGCATTATATGAAGATAATCTTGAGGACATGCGAAAGATCATGATTAACAACTATGATCGTGTCCGTGGAACAGAAGTAATTCGTTCAAAATACCGACTTTCTGGAAAAGTGTTTAGCTACTAGCATGGATGGATGGGAAACCTTTTCTGTTGAACTTCGTGGCGGGCTAATTACCAATCTTAGTCCTTTGCAGCAAGGTGTCAATAGACCCGGTAGCGCCAGACGCCTGATTAACTTTGAGCCGTCGATTGAGGGCGGCTACAAAAAAGTAAAGGGCTACGTCAAATACGACGACACCATGATCCCTCCGTATGGGTCCGTACTAGTTCATGGTGGAAGTCAGACGGGCACTAGCCTTCTAGTTGACGGTGTATATACGGAGCCTGAAGCAGGTGACACGTTCACTATTGCTGGCGTGGCTGGAACGTACACGGTAGTGAGTAGCACAATTGACGCCGCCTATCGTTACACGCTAGTTATTACGCCTACACTAGACAGCTCTCCCGCCAATGCAGCGGCTTTGACATTCGTAACCACCACATCTAAGCACCTTGCTAGAGGCATTTTTGCATGGGACAATAGCAATGTGTTTGTAGCCAAAAATACGGCAGTCTACAAAACTGTTGGCTCTGGTATGACTCTTGTCTCTAAACCTGCATATGGCACTACACTAGTCGATGGGGGGTCTCAGACTGGCACAACTTTAGTAGCAGATGGTTTTGACTACTTTCCACAAGCAGGAGATATTTTTACTATCTCTGGTGTGGATTTAACTTATTCCGTGGTGTCCTCTGTTGCAGCGTATAGTGATCCCGCCACTAAAGAAGTAAACGTCACAATTAGCCCTGCTCTTGACTCGTCCCCTGCGGATGATGCGGCCATTACGTTCTACAGTTCTAAATTTTCCGCCTTTACTAAAATGAGGTTTGATCGTTTTAACTACGATGGTACTGAACGAATTGTAATGGTAAATGGTATTGACTATCCTTCCTTTTATGACGGCACAAGTTTTATTCCTTTTGCTAGCGCGACTTCTGATGTTCAAGGTGCTTCTCATGTCTGTAATCACAAAAATGCTTTGTTTTTTGCAAAAGATGATATGCTCTCTTTTACTGCCCCCTACGCTTACGACACGCTTGAGACGGCTACAGGAGCGGGACTGATTCGTGTAGGCGATCCCATCACTGGTCTTATATCCTTTCGTGACGAATTGTTTATCTTCACTGAAGAGAGCATTTATAGGCTATCTGGTTCCTCTCTTGACACTTTTGATATGCAACCTGTGACGCGAGAGATTGGGTGTATTCACACGGATACTATTCAAGAGGTCGGCACAGACGTTTTATTTCTAGCCCAAGATGGCTTGCGACAGTTGAGCGCCACGGACCGTGTAGGTGACTTTAACTTTGCTAATGTGTCTAAGAGTGTGCAGTCTGAATTTTCCACATTTCGTACGCTTTCAACGTCGTACGCGTCTATAATTATTCGAGGAAAGTCCCAGTATCGTATTTTTGGTTGGAGTTCTTCTACTGCTAATAACTCTGCATTGGGTTTTGTAACGACTATGTTGGCAAAAGAAGCCCAAGACGATGACAATTTTGCCTTTGCTCAATTGCAAGGCTTCAATGCTTATGTTGGGCATAGCCACTTTTTTGAAGGTGTGGAAACTTCTGTCTTTGCCAATGACGATGGCTACGTGTACGAAATGGACACGGGTAACACTATGGATGGGTCAGGTCTATTTGCCTCTTTCGCTACACCTCACTGGCCGATAAATAATCCAAGACTTCGCAAAACTGTGTACAAAGCACACATTTATAGTAATCCAGAAGGAGGTTTTACCTTTACTCTAGCATTAAAACTTGACTTCGATGGAAAAGATGTGGTACAACCCCAAGCTACTGAAGTAACAAATACTGGCACCGGAGGAAGTTTCTATGGCAGTAGCCGATACGGCACAGGTATTTATGGCGATTTGCTAGTTAAAGTATTCACGGTGCCTATGGTAGGCGCAGGTTTTACTACTTCGCTTGAATTTGCAACTACTGGAACGGGCGCGCCATTTGCTCTAGACGCAGTGATTCTAGAGTATCGTGAAGATGATCGTAGGTAATAGGAGTTAATTTGTGACCGGCTACACTCGCAATGACACAAGTAATAATATTGCTACGGGTAATATTATTAACGCTAGTGACCTAGATGGCGAATACGATGCCATCGAGGCTGCCTTCGATGAGACCACGGGGCATACCCATGATGGAACTGCTGATGAAGGGGCCCCGATTACTGTTGTTGGGCCTGTACAAGACCTTGTAATCAGCGCCTCTGCTCTAACGCCAAAGACTGATAATACGCTAGATTTGGGCAGTGCGTCTAAAGAATTTAAAGATTTGTACATCGACGGTACCGCCAATATTGACGCCGCGTCTGTAGATGCTCTGACTGTTACAGCCACTGGCACCTTTTCGGGAGCCACGATTGCTGATTTGGGTACTGTTACGACAGCAGACATTAATGGAGGCACTATTGATGGGGCTGCCATTGGCGGCGCTGCCCCTGCTGCTGGGGCTTTTACTACCTTATCTGCTACCACAGCAGATATCAACGGCGGCACTATGGATGGGGTTACCATCGGCGGTGCCAGCACGGCGGCGGGTGGCTTTACCACGGTCACCGCTAGTGGGCGCGTTACGTTTGGCGAGCTAAAAGGTACGGGGGTTACGGTTGTCAGCACTATTCTTGACGAAGACAACATGGCTTCAGATAGCGCGACCGCATTGGCGACCCAGCAGTCGATTAAGGCCTATGTTGATAGTCAGGTTGATACGGTCGACACTCTTGCGGAAATTCTTGCCAACGGTAATACGACCGGCGGGACAGACATTGTGGTGTCGTCTGGCGACGTAATCACCACGAACACCATCAATGAAACGACCGCCGCGTCAGGCGTGACAATTGACTCCCTTCTTGTCAAGGACGGCGGTATTACTGCTGCTGGCACGAGCACCTTTGCAGGTCAAACTATCACCAACCTTGGGGCTGTTACCACCGCCGACATCAACGGCGGCACCATCGACGGCACGGTGATTGGCGGTTCTAGCGCGGCTGCGGGTACGTTTACGACGTTTACTTCGACCGGCATTGATGACAATGCTACAAGCACAGCCTTGACCATCAGCAGCGCCGATAACGTCGGCGTGGGTACTGCGACACCTGACCGCCTCTTTGAAGTGGATGAAGCCTCTGGAGATGCGTGGATTCGTCTCAAAGCTTCAGACACGGGTGGCGGCGCAGATACTGTTTTCGAAAATCTATGCGCTGACAATAGTCGAAATAATTACATTTACTTTGGTGATCTTGACGACACAAACATTGGAATAATCCGATACAGTCATGCTAGTGATTTTATGTCGTTTACGACTAATGCAACTGAACGTATGCGTATCGACAGCAGCGGGAATGTCGGCATTGGTACAAGTTCTCCAAGTCAGCCTCTAACAGTAAGCGGCAACATTGCCCTTGTTGATGGCGGAGATATGTTCAGCGATGCCACGTCCTCGACCTATAGCATTGCGGGTGGCAATACATTTAACAACGGCGGCTCAATCACCTTCGGAGGTTCGACTACGGGGACAAATGCCGGTGGCCTTATTTTTAGCTCAGGAACAGGAGCGACTAACTCTGAACGTATGCGCATCAACAGCAGCGGCAATGTTGGTATTGGCAACACGGCACCAGCCGGTCCACTTGAAGTATTGAATGTGAATGCTAGTGGTAGTAGCGGTGAAAACGGCTTCTTGTTTGGATCAACCGGTCAAATTGCGCACAGCACCGACAATACTCTTGCAATAATTATGACCGATAGTTCATCTGCTGCTGGAACTCATAACTACATTGTTTTTAGGTATCAAGCCTCGTCAATCGGGGACATTGATACAGTTGATAACAGCACTATCAGGTATAATACTTTTACCGGGGCGCACTGGTCGCAGTTTACAGACCACAGCCAGCCAGAAATTCCACTCGGCACAGTAATGTCCACGATCAATGAAATGTGTAATTACACACAGTTCGAATATGTTGATGGTGACGGTCAAACACAGAAAACAGATATTGCTGGTTCGTTCGAAATCGGAAGCACCCACACAATTTACATTGATGAAGACGGCGCACAGGCGGAAGGAACTGCTATTGCTCAAAGTACGCACAAACGTCTAGCAAAAGTAAAAGTAAGTGACACTGCTGGTGATAAATCCGTCTATGGCGTGTTTGCCGGTCACTACAAAGATGGTGACAGCAGCATCGAGTCTCTTGGTCTTGGTGCTATCCGTGTCGGTTCAGGCGTAACTGTTGCGAACGGTGATCTTCTTGAGTCGGCTGGTGACGGGACTGCTAGACCACAGACAGGAGATAGCGCTGATTTGTTTAAGGCAAGTACGATTGCCAAAGTGACTAGCACCACTGCCATTGAAACCTATGATGATGGCTCATACACAGTGCCGTGTACCCTCCATTGCGGCTAAAGGTGTATAAAATGGCCGACTCCGCAGGGGGAACAATTACTGCCTCTGCTACTCTCGATATGACTTATATTAAAAACGGAGATACCCTGTAATGCCTACTACGAAAGACGTTAAGCGTCTCCCCTCTGGAAGGGTAAAGTATCGCGATGAGACGTTCGCAGGTTTCAACAAGCCAAAACGGACTCCGGGTAAAGCCAAGAAAAGCGCTGTACTCGCTAAAAAAGGCGATCAGATTAGACTTGTCAGGTTTGGCGATCCGAATATGTCGATTAAGAAGGATCAGCCCGGAAGGCGTAAAAATTTCAGGGCGCGGCACTCCTGCGACACCGCAAGCGATAAGTTCTCTGCAAGATATTGGTCTTGTAAGGCTTGGTGAGGTCGAGATGCGCGTCGAAGAAGTCCTTAGCAAGCTCGAAAAGCACGAGGCCGAATGTAACCTCCGGTATACCCGCATCGAAGAGCGGCGCAAGAACTTCTCGTGGCCTGTTACCGCAGCGGCCAGATCAATGAGCGGCAGTGGCAGGAACATGTACAAGAAGACCCAAAGCTGCGTGATGCGTGGCACGACGAAATCGACCCGGACAATTCGGGTTGGAACCCTATAGGATAATGAGCAAACAAATGGCTAAAGTCAAAGCAACTCTTAAAGACGCTTCTCTGTTTAAGGTAGCAAAACGATATGGCTACGATGGTGAAGAAAACCGGGAGTCCGTCAAGGCGTGGATGTCTAAGAATGCTGACGCTCTGGCAAAAGTAAGCAAGTCGGCAAAGTCTGCCCTTAGTAGGTCTACGCCTAGTAAGAGCTACAATGATGGGGGCTTAGTTGACAATAACAATGGCGCAGTCAATTACGAAAGCGATTCTACTCCTCCTCCTCCTGCTGAAACGACTTACCCTGCTGCACCGACTACTACTACGCCTACTGTAGAAAGCACTACGACTGCGACGCCTACGACGCCGCCGCCCGTACCCACTACCACTACTACAGCTACTCCTCAGCCAGCACCGACGCCTACGCCGCCCCCTCTTCCTATTGGAGAAGGTGCCGAAAGCCTTGGACAGTTTGAGCCTGTTGCCGCTCCCACGCCGCCTACGTCCTTTAGGCCTGCGGCCCTTGAAGAGTTTAAAATAAACGTACCGTCTACGTTTTCCTACTCCCCCGCCGCCGCAAAGGCCCAATATGATAATTTGTCTAAGGCGCTTACTGCCGGCACTGCGGGAGGGAATACTGCGTATTACACCAAATGGGTGCAAGAGTATGAAGACGCTTTCGGGTCTCCCTTCAAGCCCAGCATTAAAGATGGTCAATACATTGGATTTGACCGCTCAACGTACCCGCCTAAGGAGATTCGACAGAGCCTTGCAGACGCGCAGCAGGAATTTGCTAATCTGGTGTCCGTTGATACTGCTAAGCTGCGCCCAGAGGAACTTGCAAAACTTAAAGATTATCGAAACTCCTTTGGCTTTGTATTAGGTGGGCAGAGTTATACTGCACAAGAAGCCGCTAATAAATATGATATTATTTCACGAAAGCCTATTGAAAACCTCACTCCTGAAGAAAAAGCCTTTAAGGATGCCTATGGCCCTCGTGCAGCAGCGGTTGCAGATGCTGTAAAGAACCAGCGTGTGTTCGACATTGAGCGTATTAACAATGAACAAGGCGCTAATGTCAACTTTGCCGCAAGTCAAGCGACCGACCTTTCAAAAGAGTATAGCCCTGAGCAAAAGAAACGTCTGACGGGGTCGGAAGCGGATGTTCTCGGTGAAGGCAAAATGCAGGCAGCTAAGACGCCTGTAGAAAGCAACCAGCTTATTGGCGGCGGTACAGGGGCCTTGGGTGCCACAGCCCCACAGGCTACGACAGCCCCTACTACGCAGACTGCGGCGCAGGGTGTTGATGCTGTTCAAGCGGGTAAAGTTGGTGTGGCACAAGCGGCTCCCGGTGTGTCGGCTGCTACGGCAGGTATGGACGCTGTTCAGGGGCAGGTCACTAAAGGCGTAGAGGCTGCTCAGGAGACGCAAAGCGCTATTGCTGCATCTGGCATCACCGGAGCGCAAGGCGAGTCTGTGGATGTCACTGGCGCTCCTCTACGCACGCTGTCGGGTAAAGAGCTAGTAAGCGCTGCGTTTAGTGCTAAGCAAGCTGCTGCCTTTACCGAGGACGTTACCGCTGCGCAGGCGCAACCTACAGCCCTTGCAACTGTGCAGGGTCAGCTTACGAAGTTGTATAGCGACTTTAAGGACGGTGCGCCTCCTCCCCCGTGGGCTGCTGGGGCTATGCGCGCTGCTACTGCTGCTATGGCATCTCGCGGCATTGTAGCGTCTACCATTGCCGGTCAATCCCTCGTGCAGGCAGCTATGGAGTCGGCTCTCCCAATTGCTACGGCTGACGCGCAGACGCAAGCTACGTTTGAATTGCAGAATCTTAGTAATCGTCAACAGCGCGCCATGATGGCTGCTGAGCAGCGTGCCGCCTTTATTGGTGCGGAGTTTGACCAAAGATTTCAAGCTAAAGTAGCCAATGCTGCTAAGGTTTCAGATGTGGCCAATATGAATTTTACTGCTTCACAGCAAGTGGCTCTAGAGAACTCTCGTGCTGCCAACACCATGAATTTGGAGAACCTTAGCAACAGGCAAGCTGTGCTTATGGGGGAACTGGCTGAACTATCTGAATTGAACATGGCTAATCTGAATAATCGTCAGCAGGCCCAGAGTGAGAACGCTCGTAACTTTCTCCAGATGGACTTAGCAAATCTCGATGCGGCTGCTACGAATGATATGTTTAAGAAGCAGCAAGTTATTCAAAGCCTATTCACTGACGCGGCTGCTACCAACGCTGCTAAAGCGCTAAATGTTAGCAACCAGATGGAAATGGATAAGTTCTTCTCTGGGCTACAACAGAATGTCAATCTGCAAAATGCTGCACAGGCAGACGCTTTGACTAAAGCTGATGCAGATCGAGCGGCTGCAATTAGCACTTTTAACGCAGAGCAGCAGGCACAACGCGACGAGTACAACTCTAAACGTCTAGTTGAGATTGTTGCAAGTAATGCCACGTGGCGTAGGCAGGCAGCCACTATTGATACAGCCAATCAGCAGGAAGCCAATAAACAGAATAGTACAGCTTTTCTGGGTATTCGTGAAGAAGCTTACGCACAATTATGGGAAGAGTACAAAGATGCTGTAGATATGGTGTACGCTACAAATGAATCGTACCTTGGGCGGGCAGTATCTCTTAGCATGGCTCAGATTGCGGCTAACGCCCAAGACGGCAGCTCCAGTGGAGGTATCTTAGGCTTCGCTGGTAATATTCTTGGGCGTATTGGTGGGTCAATTGCTTCCTCCGTTATTAATAAAATAGACTTTTCCAGCGATGCGTCATTGAAAGAGAATATCAAACGGGTAGGAATGTTTCCTAACGGTGTTGGCATTTACACGTGGGACTGGCGAGACGGTCGTAATGCCCCCACCACTGGCTTTATTGCACAGAATGTGTATAAGTATCTCCCTCACTGTGTGAAGAGGCACCCTATAAATAACACACTGATGGTTAATTACGGAGAGGTCATCCTTAAATGCGTGATATAAGCAAAAGTCTTGTACGCAGGGCGTATGTGGCATTTCTTAAGACACTGGAGGATAAGCCTTCTTCAGTACTGGATGACTTGTTTGGGCAGGATAAGCCCGAATTTAAGCCGGCTAAAGGGATGATGGCTAAAAAGAATATGAGTGCAAAAGGCAGTAAAGAGGAAACTCCCCCTAAAGAGGGGGAACATATTCAGTACGCAAAAAGGCTTCGTCAGTTGCGACTGGCTCGCAAGGCTATGATGGAGAACGCTAATGGCTAAAAAGAAACTTAGTCAATTTGAACAACAGTATAATTTTATTGCGCCTATTCCGGGGCAAAGCCTAACTACGGATTTAAAGTCTCGCCCCTACACCCGCCCGCCACAATACGTCAAGACTAAAGATGTGCTGGAGTACTACATCAAGGCCATTATGGATAAGGAAAGCAAACAGCATATTTTGGACGCTTTCATGTCTGGAATGCCTGTAGCAGATATAGTAGAAAATCTTCTGTCGACAGGGGCTATGGAAGGCGTACACACTTTAGATAGCAGCGTTCTGGTTGCCCCTGCTCTAGTTGAAGCTGTAGCAATGATTGGGGATGAGTATCAAGTAGATTACAAGTTTGGATTGCCAGATGAAGATAATGAAGAGTACATTAGGCCCTCGTTCATTGACGCCCTGCTTGTCGATCTTGAAGATGAGAATGAATTTGAGGATGTTGATCCTATGGAAGTAGAGCCGGCTGTAGGCGCTGTGCCTGACGTGCCTGTGGAGGAAGAGCCTCCTTTGCCTATGCCTTCAAAAGGTCTTATGAGTAGGAAACCGCTAAATGGCTAAAAACTCTTTCTTCGATAGTTTTTCGCAGGGCTTCAACAAGGAGTACGATGCGGCAGAGGAGTCGCGTCGAGACCTCGCAAGTTATAAAAAGAAGCACGAGTGGCAGTCTGAATTTGAGACTCGCCAAGCTGAACTTGAGACGTATAAGAAAACTAGAACGGCCATGACTTCTCATATTAAGTCGTTGTCGTCTATGTTAGACATTTCTAACCAAGACGCAGCTAGAATGATTAAAGGCAAGTCTGTAGATGAGATTGAAGGGACAGTGTCTTCTATAAGGAAAATGTATGACTCTGGTAGTCCTCTGTTACAGCCCTTGAAGCAGAAGTATTTTAGTTCTGCTCCGTCAGACCCCAATAGGCCTACGCAGGCATGGGACCCCGGCGCTCTAGCAGATATCTTGGCTCGTGATGTTGCCCCCTTGCCGTCTCCTGTTGAGAAGAAGCCTACGATTGCAGATAGTATTGTGTCCTCAATTGGTAGTTTGTTTTCATCCGGGGAGGAAGAGACCCCAGTAGAGGCGGCTCCTGAGCAGACTAGCGCAGACATCGGCGAAAGTATTAGATTTGAGCCCGGTGAACTTACTCCGGATGTTGTAGCCGCCAGAAAAGATGTTGAGATTAAACGCAGGCGTGACGCAGAAACGCATGCCATACAAATAGAAAAAAACACTAGAGACCGAGCTAAGTTTATACAAGAACAAGAAGACAGAAAACTCAGTGCCGCGAGCAGAGAGGTTCAGAAGGCAGCAGGCGTATATTTTGATACTTTAAACGACCCTACTGTACCTCCAGAACAAAAGCAAGAGGCCGAAGTCGCATACACTACTATACAACAGAACTTTATTCTGTCTTCTCCAGAACTGGCCCAAGAGGCACCGAAAAGATACTACGACTACATGACTACATCTATTAAGGACTCAGCAGACAAAGTCAATATGGAAAAGGCACTGACTGACCCGCTTGGGTGGTTTCAAGCTAGAACAGGCACTACTATGATCTCAGACCTTAAAATAGGCACAAAACTTAAGCAAATGGGAGATAGGCAGGAGGCAATTTTGCGGATTATGGGGCTGGACCCAAAAAGCACCCAGTATGGCGACTACCCTATAGAAGCCTTAATCACTCAAGTGTACGTACCTAAGTACAGAATGGCCATCGCTGAGCAACACCAAATGGCTCTGTATAGGTCCTCCGCTGTGTACGATCCAAAGAACCGTAAAGTCCTTCATAAAAATTCTACGGTTCTCTTAGGTATGCCTCCTGAGGAGCGCAAAGTGTATGACGTTGCCTTTGAAAACACATACTACCTAAAGGGCCTTGAAGGTGATGCGTTGGTAAGCAGGCTTCAACGAAACATCAGTAAAACCGTCGAAGCTGAAAAAGCCAGAGCAGACAAGACGCCCGAAGCACAAGCCGCAGCAGCTAAATCTGCAATTGAAAAGGCCCGTATCACTTTTGAACTTACTGCTCGGTTCATGAATAAGTCGGGGGAATTTCTGAATGCCTTCGATCTAGCCCTTCAAAAAATGCAAGGTGCAAATGCCCAGTAACAACACACTTCTATCTGTGGACCCGTACGTTAATGAAGAGGAGGAAGACGATTACACTCCTCCTGTTCTAGACTTGCCGGCAGTCCCATCAACAGACGGTCTGCAAGCAGTAGAAGAGGTAGCCTCAGAAGACGAGTATGTGCCGCCCGTTATAGGGGACTACGTGTCTTCTTCTGAGGAGGTTCCTGTAGAAGATGATTACACACCTCCCGTTCTTGACTTGCCAGATGCAGGTATGCGGCAATATAAGCAAGCATCTTCTACTGATGAGCAAGTAACTGAAGACGCCCCTATTTCGGATGATGCTTCTCAGCCTACGGACGATCCGGTACTTGCAGACAATTATAAATTTGACAGGCCTGCGTCAACGGAACCTACGACCGACGACCGCTATTCTAAAATTGTAATTGACCCTGAAAAAATGCGCATTATTCGTAGGGCTTTTTACACCCTTAATGGGACTAAACAGCAAGAAGGGCAATCAGACGAAGATTTTGCCGCTGATTTTGCTACTCACATGAGATGGAGTAAATCCAACATAGGAACAGCGGGGCGCGATACGTATAATTTGTATGGGGCCGATGAAGACAATGCAAAACTTGTAGGCGCTGCTATGCGCGTATTTGAGGAAGATGTTCCAAACATTTCGGATCAGTCCGTCCTTAGCGCCCTATCGTCGATTAAAGATTATGCTCTTGCTGGAGTTCTTGATCCTACAAATCTCTTTAGTGCCGCAGCGGCTATTGCTACGGGCGGTGTGGGTGGCGCAGCTACTAAGATTTTACTTAAGGAAGTTACTGAAGCCGCCCTTAAGGCATATGTGCGTAAGAGGGTCATGAAACAAGCTGCATGGGTTGGCGTAGTCGAAGGCGCTGGTTCTGGAGGCATCGAACTAGCAAATCAGGCTGCTGAGCGGGCGGCTTACATTGACCCTAAGACTGGTATCTACGATCCTACTTCCGACCGTAATAAACTTGAATATGACATTGGCGACATTGCCCTACAGACTGGTGTAGGCGCAGTTCTTGGGGGAGGTACAACGGCTCTCGGCGCTAAGAAAGTATTTATGAAGAAGCTGGACACAGCTAAAGAGTTTTACAATCTTAAGCCTGTAAAAGAGGCAGCCGTTGTCGATCCGTATAGAGGCTCTCTGCACGATATTAACGTTAAAGAGGCCGCGTCTTATGGAGACAAAGAAGCCATAAACCTTTTGAAGAGAGTCGAGGAGTTCCGAGCAGGCGTTGATCCCTCCCCTGACGCGGGCATTGGTGGGCCAGTTGAGCGACTGTTGAAGCAAGTAGCAGATGTTGAAATGTTAGGGGAAGAAGCGCAAGAAGCCGTACTTAGGCAGCATTTAGCAGCGGCTTCTTACCACATAGCGTCCTCTTCTCAGCAAGTATTAATGGATCAAATGAAGACGGCACGAGCTGTAGGTCTTGCGTTTGACCCTCAGGCGGATGTCATTTTTAATGCCACGCTTAAGTATAGTGAAGCCGCTAAGACTAACAAGCCTCTTATGCACGCAGTAGCTGACTTTATTAAAGACATTGCTGGTGGCGATACGGTTCATTGGGATAAGGTGAATGTAGACACCCTTGAGAGAGTTTTATCCACTGCCAATATTAGCACTGATACTTTTGTAACTATGGCGCAAATACTAAAGCATAACCCCGGATTGCTTGAGAGCAGTTTTAAAGAGGGCATGAGCAAAATGGGCAGAGGGCTTGCTGGAGAAGGGGGCGCAGCAAGTCAAGCAGGTAAAACGGCTAAGCGCTTTACTTTAGTCCCAGATGAGTTGTCTAAAGCCCTTGGCGTACACCTTGAAAAGTATGAACCTAGCGCCAAAGAGGCAAGGGGGTGGTGGCATAGGGCAAAATGGTTAACTCAAAACAAAGTAGCCCTTTTGACTAGTGGCTTTGCCACTACTGTTAGAAACGTACTTGGTTCTGCGGGCTCCTTGACCTTTGGTACGGCCGCCGCAGCGCTTGAAAATGCGTACATTTACGGGGGCAGGGCTCTCCAGAAGGGACAAACCAAACAGGCATTAGGCGACTGGTATAGAGACACATTTGCTGTTGTTGGGGCACTAGTTAACGACACTAAGACCCGTAGTATGTTTGAAGAAATACTATCGGGCAATCCTAAACTTAGTCAGGCGGTAGTCCGACAAATGCAGGAGGCTGGCGCGGATGAAGTTTCCAAACTTGTGCGTATGGCCAACCACTTTAACATTGTAACGGACGGCTTTTATCGTAGGGCGAGATTCGTAGCTGAGGTAAATCGCACTCTTATTAGAACACAAAGCGACGCGTCTATAAAAAACCCCATAAGTCTTGAGAAGTTTGTTGCGTCTGGCATGAAAATGGATAGTAAGCACCTTCGCAAGGCAGTAGATGCTTCTCTGAAGGATACGTTTGCATATACGCCTAACAAGGAAGCACACGGAATAGGCAAAGCTTTAATTGACGCTGTTAATAAGACTTCTCCTATTAGCTCTATGGCAGTTCCTTTTCCGAGGTTTATGTACAATGCTCTTGCGTGGCAGATGCGTTACAGTCCCGTAGACCCCATAGTTAAATTCACACAAGCAGGGATCGCTACAGCCCTAAGAAGAGAAGTCTCTCATACTAAAGAGCAATTTGCTAAATCTGTAGCAGAGGGAACTATCGGAACCATAGCTTTGGGAGGCGCTATGTGGTATAGATCACAGCACCTAGACACGGAATGGTACGACTTGGATGGACAAGATGCGCGGTCTCTATTTCCTTTTGCTCAGTATCTTGCTGTGGCTGATTTAGCTATTAAATGGCATAGTCGAGATAAAGAGGGAAATGGCCCCGCTCTTAAGTCATGGGAAACCCTTAAGACGGTAATAGGCATCAATAGTAGAAGTGGGCTACAGCCGATTATACTTGATCGAGTGTTTGACGCCATAGCGTCAGAAGACAGTACGGATGAAAATACAGGCGAGGCCATCGGGAAGTTTTTTGGAGAGTTACTCGGCGGCACACTAGCCATTCCCCGAACGGTTAAGGATATTGTCTCCATTGTAGATAAGGAAATGGCCTACGCTAGAGACTCTAACATCCTTGAAAGCAGCGGCAGTGTTGAGCGCGGAAAAGAAATGTTTTGGAATACCATAAAGAAGAATTTTCCGGGTGGGGATTTAGACCAGCCTATTGCACATACAGGGCTTACTTCAGGGCCCCGTGTCAGCGGTGGCCTGATTAAGCAGCTTACAGGTGCGGCCACTATGCCCCGTGAGTCAGAAGTAGCTAAGGAGTATTTGCGCTTAGGCCTGACTGAATTTGAAGTTATCCCTGCTTCTGGGGAGCCTATAGTTGACGACTACATTAATCAAAACCTAGCGCCTGCTATAGAAGTAGTAGGCTCCCAATTGCTAAAGGACCCTACGTACCTTGAGTTACCCGACGCGGATAAGAAAACCCGCCTTAACGAGAGAGTTCGCTTCCTTAAACGCCACGCTAGAGAATACGCTGAGTTACATGCTGCGGCTGCGGCGGTTGATAAGGCAGAAAAGCTACAGACTGAGTTTGACAATTACAAAGCCAATAGTAGTGACATACGACGAGACAAGAACAGTATTCTGAATAAAGAGTTGGAATTGATTCGTGCACGTTACAACGAGTACACGGGCCCATTCGCCCGAGCGACTTGGCTAGGCGCAACTAAGGAATATCGTGCGCTGGCCGATCTAGAGATGAAGAAGTACAAAGAGAGACTTCAGCGGTATGTGTTTGAGAATAACGATTACGCCCCAACTGATCTAGAGAAGCTGGTGTTGTACGGAAAAGGCAACACTACAGAGAATTTAGGCCTGTACGGTATTGGGGCAGCTATAGCTAAAGACCTACAAAGCATAAGGAAGCCTAAATAATTCTTGACATTAGAGCGTATTTATGTACAACCAAGCCAGTAGTACTCAATTCTAAAGGGCCAAATGAGAGACGACACTTACAAGCTGCGATCTATATTTCTTCAGCCGACAACTACAAGTCGGGAAGTTGTATACACATGCCCAGCCAATAATACAGCAGTTCTAGTGTCTATGATTTTATCTAACGACACAGTGGGGCCTGATTCTATTCTGATTGAGCAGTATCATGCGAGTCATACAGAGTACCATAACGTATACGTGGGAAGTGTTCCCGGAAAGGACTCTTTAACAGTAATGGATAGTATACTTATGGTTCTAGAGGCAGGCGACCAAATTGTCATGACTGTCGCTACAGCAAATACTGTAGCCATGACCGGTGTCATTAAAGAATACTTTGGCGTAGCTAGAGGTCCCCTTGGCACCTAGGCCGCGTAATTACAAGAAAGAATACGCAGACTACGGTGGTACTCCAGCGCAGTTAAAGGCTCGTGCGTCCCGTAATGCTGCACGTGCTAAGATGATGAAGAAGGGCCTAGTTAAAAAAGGTGACGGTAAAGAGGTGGATCATAAGGACATGAATCCGCGCAATAATAGTGCTGGCAACTTAAAGGTTGTGTCCAAGCGCGCTAATCGTATTAAACAACCCAAGAGAGGTAAAAACTAAGGGCCACCATTACTATGAAGCCGTACACTGGCGACTCTAACTACGCTATCCCTATTAACACTGCCACCACTCAAGTTGGCCGCATTACTTCCCGGCGTTATTGGTGGGACGGTTTGGTTACTTCAGCAGACACGATTGAAGCCATTCAATGCGGCGGGGATATTGTTGATACCGTTTTTCAGATTATCGGCACTAGCTATGGGACTAGTGGTGACGTGACGACTCAAGGCAGCAATGATAACGGCACTACATGGACTGCTTTGAAAGATGAAACCGGCACTGCTATTACGCACACCAGTGGTGCCTCCTTTATGCACTCTATCTCTACGCTTCCTGACCTTATCCGGCCATACCTTACTGCTGGTACTGGGGCTAATATTGATGTGATTGCTACTGTAGGGTTTAAATAATAATGAGTAGGGCTGACCGTCTCCGCCGTCTGTACGGCATCCGCACCGGTGTCAGCCTCATGTCGTTGTCCGTTGGAAGTGGTGGTACGCCGCCTCTTTCCATAACCTACGGCCCCCTCGGGACCAACTACGGCACGTCGTTCGACTATTACATTTCTCCCACGGGCAACGATACAACTGGCGACGGTTCCGTAGGCAATCCCTACGCCTCGATGGCGAAGATTAAAGCCGTCAGCGGCACGGCAGGCGGAACGGTCGGCGTTCGCGGCGGCACCTACGCCGAGGACTATTTCGATTTTGGTGACACGCTTCGCTCGGCTGCGTTGAAATTCTACGCCTACAATGGCGAGACGCCTGTCTTTAGCGGGCAAGCCGCGCTGACTGGCTGGACGCAATGCACAGATACGGTCGAGAACGCCGTGGGCCAACCGCTTGAGGGCGTTAGCGGCGCGAACATAGGCAACTACTGGAAGAAGACGGGCGTCACGCATGGGACTGGCGGCACTTTGCCTGATCAATATTCCATGCACCTGCACGAAGCGGGCGTCGTCATGCCTCTCGCTCGTCGGTCTCTGGCCCGATCCACGATCAACGAAGCGTGGCTGCTGGACCCTGACAATTTCCTGACGGCTGACTCTGCTACGCCACACTATCTTGTCGCCAATTCGCCAATCGACATGATCGCAGGCGATTATTCCTACATCGACAACGGCAGTATGACCGACCTCCGTATTGGCTCTACGTCGAATGGCACCGTAGGCATCTCCGGTCAAATGGAGCGGTTCGTGTTCGACATGGAAAACTATCTTGATGCGTCGCTGACCGCGACACAACAAACGCTCTACAACAGGGGTCTCCAAGACATGTCGGTTGTTATCACGACCCTCGGCGCGACGCCAGACATCGCCATGCGCGGGACAGACATGCTGTCGAGCGGGTTTACGAATGATGGCGATGATGGGACTCCGGTGAAAACCGGCACCGGCACGATCACGGCAATCTAACAACAGAAGGCCGGCGTTAGTTCGGCTCGGGGGAGGGTATGACGGATAGTTACGAACGAGAATTAGGTAAAATAGGGGAGGCCATAGTTAATTTAACTGGCGCCGTTACCGCCCTAAAAGAAGGCCAGTCTAAAAACACAAGTAGGCTGGCTACTATAGAGAAAGCTCTATGTGAACGCAAAGGCGCTGAGCGCGTACTTGTGTGGTTAGCTGGCACAACTGGGGCCGTTGGCGTGGCCTTAGGGGTGTTCGGTAAAAGCGTTGTTAAATTTCTAGAGTCCTAATTAAAGTATGCGTGGTCGTACCCACGTTGCCATTCCTTATGTTGCATAGTGCCCTCTGGATATGGATTAGCAGTCACAATAATAGTTGCACCATTTAGCCTCTTAAGATAGGGGCTTTTATACGCAAGGTACCCGGCCTTGAATTGATTACGCAGCGGAGGAAGGCTGTACTTATCGTAGTAAAATGCGCTTCGTGCCATTATGCAAGTTCCTTGAGTTTGGCAATTGTTAAATTGTACATATCACTCTTAGCTTTGAAGTTGTTTGAAGGGTCCACTTCTCCCTTTTTAATGAAGGTGGCGTTTTCGTAGAACACGTCTTTATCAATAGTGCCTAAGTACCACGCTTTAGTATTGTTATTGAGAATACGCACGAAGGCATACTTATCACATTTCTGCTTAGCGTTCAAGCCTGACACTGAGCAATCGTAGTGCGGCAATGGTGTAACGCCAGTACGCTTAGTCTTTACGTCAACTGTGCTGCCGTCTTTAGCGATTATGTCATAGTCATACGTGTTAGCCCATTCACCTCCAAGAATTTGCCACACTACTTGTTCACCAATGAAACCGGCAAGGTTGCCGTCTCCTCTAGTAATAGACTGCCGTAGTTCTCCCATCTCCTTTGCTTTACGGAATGCTTTAGCCACCATATCTTCGGTGATGTCAATCTCAATCATGTCTCAGCTTTCATCATACGTGATTACAATGTCGTGTTCACCAGTCCAGTTATCTGCTATCACAACATGTGAGAAATTGCAAGCAGTTGGACAGGCCCTTTTTATGTTTTCGTATTGACGTTCAATGAAAGGGCGCAGCCCAAACTGCACTGCGTCTTTAGCGTTAACGCTAATCTCCACTTTAGGCATTACACACAGTCCTTCAAATCAGGAGGCGTGTAATTGGCCCCCTTGAGAATTTTACCATCCTCTCTAACCGTGCAATTATCCAGCTTTGACATATTAGAATTATGCACTCGCTTAAAGGCCTCACTAAAGTTGTACCCTCTGGCAACAGCAGTGCCCACAGCTACGTACACGAGGTCGCATATTTCCTTAAGGATTGCGTCATGGTTTTCATTCTTCAACGCATGTACTAGCTCCTTACTCTCCTCTTCTATAAGTCTAACGGAAATGTCTCCTTCCCATCTAGCATACTTCTCTTGGAGAAGGGATAGACATGCACGTTCAAACTGGAATAGAGACGATTCAACATTTGCGTCGGTCGAAATCATTGTGTTGTTTTCCCTTGTTTAGACATTCTACGGCCTTGTTGTGCTTGCACTTGCTCTTCGATGGAGGGGACGGATGCCCCAAATGTAGCAGCCACTCGATTGAGGTCACGCAGTATGACAGGAAGCCATTTAGCTGGCACCTCAACATCCGCAGTGCAGTAGTACAAGCAAAGCAGACGGTTAAACCACGCCCAATCGTTCTTCTTAAAGATGCTATGCAGATTGTAGGTAGCTATTTGTGAGGCGGCTACGCGCTGTTCTGGCGTCAGCCACTCAACTAAGTCGCGCCTAAGCATCACTCTACCCTCTTAGTTGTTCCGTTAACCTTAGCGACTACCGATGTCGACGACCTCACAGACTCCGCCTGTGCATGCCAGTTCTTGAGAGCCTGTTGTTCCATCCTCCTTTTCATACTCGGAAAGAGTAGCCCAGTCAATGCTTGCGGGCATCTGTTTAAGAAGTTGTTCATACTCCTCTTTAGTGCAATCTTGATATGGAGCTTGTACGTAAGTATGGTCACTAAAAGGCAGAAACGATACGCCTGAAAGTTCGTCAAAATGCTCATAGACAAACGCTCCTACTTTAGCCCACTCGTCTTCCTTAACTGAGACGGTAATGGACGGGTTATGCTCACACCAATAGCGCTTATACGTGAGCCACATAGCAAGTTGCTCAATGGCCGTTTTATCATTACGGCAAATAGCACCCTCCGGAGATTTCATAGGAAAGGAGAACACTACGGTGCTGTCTGGCTTAGTGAAGTCGGGCTCATTGGGAATGCCTACCGATTGCATGAACTTCGTGATAGGGTCTTTGGCGTCCCCTCTAACCGTTCGAATGTAGTATGGGCTATGCCGAGAGTGAATGCCACTAGCTGAATCGACTAGCTGGCTAACGGTTCCGCTCGGCTTAATGCAGGTAATGGCAGCGGACACAGGAATGCCAATGTCTTTAGCGTATGTGGCATTGGTTTTAACAGCTACCTCTCTAAGGCGTGTAAGAAGTCCTTGCAGTTCAAGCCCTGTAGTTTTAGAACCATTCAGAATAGGGTGATCCATAATGCCAGTAAGGCTGACGCCCAACAAGCGCTCTTCCTCAGTATTGGTTTTCCACACCTTGCGAAGATACTTAAAGTCAGTAAGGCACGACTGAAAGGTTCCTAAAATAGTAGCTACTTCAACCTTATCTTCAAGTTGTTCAGCAGTGTCGTCAGAACGCACGATAATCTCTGAAAGGTTACAAAACTGATTGGGGCGTAGAATGATTTCCCCGCACGGGTTAACGCCAAACTGAATAGGCTTACCGTGCTGTTCAAGAGAGCGTCGACCATTCTTAGATACTTGTGCTTTCATAGCTTGGCGATTAACAATGCCACGCTCGCCGCTCTTGCTCTCATACAAAGCGAGCCATTCACGCATGAAGGCTCCCATATCCGGCTTACTGTCGTATGCTGTAGAGTTGTTAGCTAAGGCCCTATGGGCAGTGGTAGTCCACCATTCGCCCGTCTTAGCATGACGCATTTGATCGTCGTCAAGGTTGGACAAGCTAATGAGTGCGGAGCGACGTACTCCGCCCACAACCACAACCTCGCCAATCTTACACATCAAGTCGTGACACTCAAGAGCGGTAAGGCGACGGCCGGCAGCTTTCTTAATAACAGACACTACGAAGTTAAACAACTCTTCCAAAGGCTCAGGACCAGACGCCCTACCGCCAAACGTCTTAAGGCGCGCCCCAGCAGGACGCAACAGGCTGTAGTCTACAGAGGGAACAACACCAATGAACAGGCTGGCCACGAGTTCTCGTAAAGCTTTAGCCCAGCCCATCTTGCTGTCGTCTACGACAATAGTAGTGCTAGTAGGCTCAAAAGATTCATTAACAATTGGTAGTTTCTCCACAAATTGGCGTTCAACTGAAAAGCCTACGCCAGTACCACACATCAAAATGTACATAGTCTCGTCGAAGGCACGAAGGCTGTCGACTGGCATGTACGCGCAGTTATATCCTGCAACGCTACAACGCTCCAACGCAGGGCCGGCAGTCATGAGAGCCCTCATCGAGCCCATAGTTTTAAGTTCGGTGATGTGATCCGTGATGCGCTTAACTAGTGTAGGCTTAACAGTGTAATTGTGTTTGGCCTTAAGCGTCTTAACGATGAAGGAGACGTATCGCCCAACGGACTCGTCCCAACTTTCACGCCTATTCTCATTTTCAAGCCAGCGAGCGTAGCGTGACAAAGCAATAAAGTTCTGGTAGTCCGTGGGCAATACCGACGACATGTGTAACCTTTCTTAATGGGGGCAAGGCCGAAGGTTATACGCTATTGAGTGAAGTAAGGCAAGGGAATTAAGTAAGTTTAAACCCCATTACGTTCTTTTGTTGTACCTTATACAAGGGCACGCCTTCGGCGTTATACAGTCCAGAGAATTTATGTGTTTCCCGTTCCTCTTCCAACACTGTAACGGATAGTTTAGGCGTTATGTAATCATACACATCGAACTCTTGAAAGCTTTTAGGTTTTGTTACGTACATTAGTACCCCCCCGGCATTGTGCTCTCGTACTCTTCTACAGCGGCCTCGTAGCCTTCCCAATTATCAACGCCCATGCCGCATAGGCAATCAAGGAATTTAACGTCTCGCAGTAGTTCGTAGTAGTCTTCAGGTTTGACTTTAATGTAGCCTCCCTCTACCTTGTAATCGTATTTCATGACTCCTCTCCTTGTACGTAGGGGTGCACATTCTTCTCATAACGGGCAAGTTCGTCTAGCAACTGGTAGGCGGGCAGAGCAGTTATGTAATTGTCATATGCGCCGTAGTCGCCATTGAAGCCAGCCATAAGGTACGTATTATACGTTTCCCACAATTCATGAAACGCTATCGTCACAACCTCTCTCCTCTGTGATACATTTCAATCAAGTCTTCCACGAAAAACTTCATCTTGTTCAAGTCGTACAGAGTATCAACTCCTTCCTTCTCACCCAATCTATAACACGCCTTAAACACGTCACCGCGAGCCTTAGACATGCCTTTATGGGAGATAAGATGGCGCAATTCTTTAGCATGTTCTGGCAGGAAGTAATAGTCAGTGCTGCCTCCATCCGATGCAGTCTTGGGGCGGTCGTGTGGCTTATCAGGAAGACCCCCAAGAGTACTACAAAAGTTTCCTTCCCAAGAAGGGAACATGTTCTCCACCATTGCCCCGCCAAACTCCCCGCCGTACATGTAAGTAGGAATAACGCCGCCCTCGGCAAAGGGGTCTTCCACGATCTCCGGAGTTTTGTATTTACTCACCTACTTGCCCTCCGTCCGGTTAAACAATACCTGCACAACATTCCCTTCACGCTTCACAACTCTATTAGGAAACCCTTCCGCCTGTTGTGCATTCTCAACACCCCCTCCTACAACGTCCTCAAACAAATACTCTCCTTTATTGTTAGCGCGTGCGTCAGCTAGAATAGCCTTAGCCATATCAAGCACTCCGTCATTCTGCTCGTACAAAGGAACGGAGGCGCAGATGCAAAAAGCTATGTTAAGCAGTACGTTCTGGTCGCTTTCACTAAGAGGCCCTCCATCTGGAATAATCAAGGAAATATCAATTCCTGTGTCCCATACGCCATTCTCCATAGTTGGCTTGATACGCAAGAAGATGCTGCCATCCTCCGCTTTAAGTTCATCGGTAACGGAGCCTTTTTTATCAGTCGTTTTCATTAACGAGTTTTTCCTCTTTTTCACTTAGTGGGATGAGTTTAGGCACGGTAGGTTTATCTGGCTCGGCTAACCATTCCTCCGGTATGGTCTCATTTGCAAAAGGGAACCCATTCTTGTCACACCAGTCACCATACGACGATTTAGCTCCTTTGTAAAGTTTTGAATTACTGTTAGAAAACACGAAACGAATGTCAAGTTCTGGATGTTGCTCTTTAATACGCTTGTGCTTACGTCTATCAATGGCAGTAAAGCGTCCTTTAGTCTCAACTATAATGTTGTTAGGCAAAACAAAGTCGGGCCGATACGTTCTTACTTGCATATCTAGCCACGTAATTGTGACTGCTTCGTAGCGAGAATCCGTAACGCCTAATGCTTTAAGCCTTGTGGCTTCTGTAAACTCAAAGCCTGACGAATACCCTTTACGTAAGGCTACCTGACGAGTAGTGAGCTTTTTAGGCGGCTTTCTTTTAGCTCGGGGAGTACGCGCATTAGCGTTACGTCTTGGCATACTCTTACTCGTGGTTCGTAGACATCTTGTGCCTCGTAATCTGACGCAACCTTGACAGCTCAACTGTGTCGTCAGGGTGCCCAATAAGAGTTAGCGAGATGGTAGTGTTATCCCGTCTCGCACACTCTCGCAGTGTATTATGCAGACGCCTTTCAAGATCGTCCATTGTAGCTACAAGTGTAGAGTACTCCATATCCTCAACGTCTAGCATGTCTTCCATGTAAGGTGCCACGTTACGCCTCCTTCTCAATGTGCACGTAATCAACCATCTTAGGTGCTTTGGCTCTAGACGGAATAGAAGGCAGCGTCTGCAATTTACCCTTCCAACAATCCTCCTTGAAATCGCAGAAGCCACACGTAGTTCCCAACATCAAGTTGCCAGTAGGAACTTTACGAAACACCTCTTCCACAGGCTCAAAGCAACGCTCAAAGACGTTAGCCTTAAGTTTAGCATTGGTGTCGTTAAGCTGCTTCATAACAGCGTCAACGTCAATGCCTTCAGCGGGCACGTACTTAACTTCACCCGTAGCAGTGTTAGACACCCACCAGCCGCCTACCTTTACTCCTTTCGCTTTGGCGTATCCTACTAGCTGCCCAATGTAACCAAAAGGGTCCTCCTTAATCAAATCATCGACGCTACCAAACTTATTTGTGTACGACCAGTTTGATGCAGTCTTAACGTCGTCAACCGTATCACCAATGGCAAGGTCTAACTCCCCGTTGATTACGGTGCCGTCGTCAAGTACAAGTTCAACCTTTTCATTGTCAGAGAACTTAATGCCGATCTCTTTTAGCACGCCCTTAAACACCGCTTCATAGATGTCGCCCAACAACATACGCATAATGAAATGGTTTGAACGGGCAGCGGCTGCTTCGGGCTTATTCTTCTCGTACCACAATTGGCAGAAAGTTTTTCCAATGTTGGACATACGGAGGCGGAAAGCATCACGAGGTTTACCAGAGAACTGGCGATCAAGCGCCTTAACAACTTCGTCCTTAATGTACTCCTTGTTCTCGGTTGACATTGCTGCTGCCCCCTGAGTAGCTTTTGCAAGCCACCCGAGGAGAGAAATTTCAGAGGGGTTAGTTGGGCCCATCAGAAAGGAATCTCATCGTCAAGAGTAACATCTACGAAGTTATCTACCGTAGCCGCATCCTCGTCACTAAGATCGTCCTCCACTTGCTTAGCGTTCCATTGCGACAGAACCCAATTGTTGTAGTAAGCAATCCATTCATTGAAGCTGTTAAACGTAGCAACCTCATCAGGCCCTACATCATAAGACGT